GGAAACTCCTTCACCCTCCGCTTAGATTTAATGCATCTCACCTCCTATTACCATTTTTTAACCATTAGCTCCCCTTATCCCTGCTATACCCTACGAGCAGAGATTGCAACCCTCCAAAATATTCTTAGCCATGCAATCGTACTCCCCTTGAGCGTACTGCTCTCCATACAGTACGATGTGTTTGGCAATTCTTTATAGACTGAGCAGGTCGCTGGTTGCGGGGTGGCAGTGCCAGCACTTGAAGCTCAGCCTACAAAGTTATCCTTTCTGCTTTATTTTTCTGGTCAGAACAGAGGACTGACCATAAGAATATGTTGTAAAATCCACTAATCTTATTGACAGAATTTAGTAGATTTAACGATTCAGAGGATTATTTTCTTTATATAAAAAACGAACCTCCCTGGTGTTACCCAGTGAGGTCGCCAATCAGTGAATTGTATTCTTACAATATCAAACTATTTATACCGTGTCAACACTTTTTTCAAATTCCGTGTTATACTTTATAAAGGTTACTTTTTTTAATCGGGGGTAGCTTTGAGTTATTGATTAAGCCGCTTTTTTAATCCGGGCGGCTTTCCACAACTCCAAAGATTTTCTTTGGAGTGCTTTCTTTATCTAATTCTTATTTTCGCTTATTTGTAGTTACTCTGATTTGCGCTAGTAACGACCTCTGTTAACTATACGATTTTTTATTTGTAGTTACCGTAGTCTATCTGTATATATAGCTATCAATCTTGAATCCTATGGACAAGCTCCTCTTTGTCTCCGCCAAGCTCTTCGTATTTCTTGGCAAGGCTATCTACTTGTTCTGGGATTTCTTTGAGGTTATTCCGGCGGCTAATCTCGTCCATAATAAGTTGCAGTTGTTCTTGTAATTGTTCTTCAGTTAAAGTTTTGTAATCCATATAGCTCCTTTCGTTAAATTACGCCGCAGTTCCTGGCAGTATGCTCGGATAAGCATCGTCTGTTGTCCATGACAATTCTCCGGTCATATCAAGGCTCGATGGTTTTGTTGAAAGCGAGTCAAAGTCCTTAGACACAATCTGCAAATTAGCAGTCGTTCCTAATTCAAAGCCGTTGCCGACAACGATTGTGCCGATAGCGCCATAATTTGAGCCGTTTCTATACTTAAATCCGTCTGGTAGTGTCAGGAATACGCTCTTCGTCGCCGCACTGCCGTCTAAACCTACAAACGGAAATCTCAAAATGACCTTGCAATTTATGCGCCGCATTGTCATATGGTTCGCTTTGTTCTTCCAGCCGTTTATCAACAATGTACTTATATCTCGCCACCCCGTGTCGCCGTAGAGAACTGTCCAGCCGGTATTTGACGTACCCCACATCTTGATCCACTTTACTGCGCCGCAGGTTACGGCTGCGTCGGTGTAGGTGCTTCCTGGAGGAGCTGAGATTTTACCGTTGGGTTGTCCAGTGCCGTAGACGTGATGGATATCGCCTATCTTGACATATCTAAGCCCTGGGTCGATCCTACAGACATTCACGTTATTCTTGTTGTCCCAAATTAAGAACTCGCCGACTGAGTTTAGTCCCCACGACAAGTCTTTGCTAGCTCTAATTTGGCGAAAGCCGAGGACAGGGTTATTTGAATTGACGATAACCTCACCAGTAAACATATCGCCTGATTTATTGGCTTTATTCTGTAAACCTGTTTCTATACTCTTTCTAAGAATTGTATCTTGGTTATCCACGTAGAATTTGTCGGCTTTTAAGGTTAGGTCTGGTTTGTTAGTTAATTGGTTATAGTCGGTAGTGCCAGGTTCACCGCGCTCCCCTTTAGGTCCTCTCAACGCTTCTAGCTGCGCTTGTGTGAAATCGCTATACTTGAACGCATCTCCCTTGTCTCCTTTCGGACCTTTGAGCTCTAACTTAGACACTAAATTATGCCACGTACTATCGCCTTTATAGTGCCACTGCACCCAGTCGCCTGATAGGCGGCATTCTATTTCACGTCCATCAGTACCAGGGTTGCCTTTCGGACCGATGAGGCTAGCGAGGCTTACAAGGTCATGCCAAACAGCTTCGTCTGTGTAGCGCCATTGTATGGCGGCAGCAGAGACTTGGAACTGGACTTCACGTCCGTCCTTTCCTTTTTCTCCTTTGTCTCCAACCGCCCAAGCGCCTATTTCAAAGGTGACTTGGGGTAATGCATCGTTTAACATTATAATCCCCTCCTTACGTCTGGGTAGACGGTTACTTTAATAAACTTATCGCCTGACGGGTATGTGAATACTTGGTCGTCTTTACGAAATTCAAATTCTCCAGCGAATACCTGCTTCTTTTCGCCATCGAACACAATCTTATTAGTATCATCCGGTGTGAATGAAAGCTTATATTTCACACTTACCGTATCTTTAGTGATGATATCGCTATCTGCAAGATGCTTAGATATGACAGCTTTAGTATCTTTGTTGTCATCGTCGGCAGCCGGCTTAACCATGAAGTACACGTTCATACCCGCCTGATACATAGCGATTGGTATTTTGACGAAATGGACAGCAGTATCGCCGCGCTTTAGTTTTAATTCGGGTGTCATTGTTCTACTCCTAATGCGATAGCTTCTAGCGCAATCTTACCAGCGTTCATCTTAAAGTGCCTGTCCTCTAGTTCGAGCTGCACTTCACGCCAGTACTCTTCCATTTCTTTTGCCTGTTGCCACTCAGCGGCAAGGGTCTGTTCTTCGTCCGGTTTTGGCAGTGTCTCAAAGGCTAATTGTTCGTACATTATTTTCCCCTTGTAAAATGTGAGATACCTAACGCGCTAGCGATTGTACCGACAGCGCTTGCTACGATTGTTGATACCTGGTTACTCAGTTCATAGCTCGTAACGCCAAATACTGCGAGCAGGCTCATTGTCATGACAGTGATTGGTATACCGATAACACCCATCAGGTACACAACAAGGCGTACATTATCAGGGATTGTCGGCTTCCAGCCGTCTAGCTCAGTGAACTTATTGTCTTCTTTCATTTTTTCAAATTCCTCCTTGCTTAATCCTGCTGCTGGTGCTGGTTTTTCTGTCATTTTCTTGTCCTCCTGCGTTAATGACTGGTTTTTTGATGATTGACCTGCGTTATTCGCCTTTTTAGCCTCTTCCTCGGCACGTTTTTTGGCTTCCTGTTCAGCTTTCGCCTTTTCCTCAGCCTGGCGGGCTTTTTCGGCAGCTTCGCGGCGCGCTTCGGCTTCTAACGCTCTGCGTTCTGCTTCGGCTTGCTTGCCTGATATTAGCTGGGTATGTTCGTTAGAGTTCAGTAAGTCTTGGTGCACCTGCTCGATACTCCAGCCTTTGGCGATTTGCGATTTGTAGTGCGCTATACCGCCGTCGTCTGCGTCGCGTTCTAAGATATCGCGATACGCCTGTTTAATTGCTGCTGTGATTTCAGCGTCTTTCTGTGCGGCTGCCGCCTGAGCTGCTTGAGCCTTGCTAGCTTCAAGTGCCCTGCGCTCATTGCTATTCATGAGGTCGCTGCGGATTTGGTCGATACTCCACCCTTTGACGGCTTGCTGGCGGTAATGATTTAATCCACCTTCATCGGCTTCTCGTTCTAACACTTCGCGGTACACCTGTCTAATCTGCTCGTCTGATACAGAAGGGCGGTTACCTACGTAATTCTTCATGCGGTAGAACCGTACACCACCCCTACGCCAGTTAGCGTAGAGCGGGTCGATACGCGATGAGTAGACGGTATTGCCGGCTACGACACGGGCGGATGAGCCTGGCAGTGCGACGTTCTGCTCAAAGACGCGGTCTCCAGAGAGGAGCACTCCGATGTGTCCATACCCGCCGCCATCCTGCTGCCAGACGACCAGGTCGCCTTGCTGGCGTTGGTTAGGAGCGACTTCGTAAGCTAATCCCTGGTTAACTAGGGTGTTACCGAAGTCTTTCGCATTGCCTCTTGCTGCGCCTGGATTAGGTAGGTCACACATCTCTGCGCCAAACCACTTCACCAGGCTTACACACTGACCAGTAAGGTCGCCGTCGTCCATTGTTCCGTTGCTGCTACCTGGGAAGAACATACCGAGGCGGTGTGCGGCGTAGTCGTCTGCGTTTGAGTTGGTTGCCATTATTTTTTGCCCTCCTTACTCGTTACCGATTGAACAGCTGTACCAATTTGGTTTTCTATCACTACCTTAAAACTGACGTAGAGTAGTACGATAATCGTGCTTGAGATGAATATCTTTCCAAGCATACTCGTCATGAGTTTCCAGGTATTAAGTAATGACTCTACTTCATGGCGCTGTAGATAGTTCCGCCTGATGTCATCGTCGTTTTCGTGCTTGTAGGCATTGAATTCATCGCGGCTAAGGCGGTCGTCAAGCTTGTCGTTCATCTCTTTAAGCAACAACGTTTGGCTATCCTGCTGAGCACGGATTGTTTTTAACTCTGCTTGTATCATGCCGACTTTTTCAGACTGTTCTATCATGAAGTTGCTTTGTATCTGATTAGCCATTCTTTATACCCCAACCATCTCAACCTGCAAAAACGTGAATTTCCTATCGCCGTCAATGTTACGCGATTCACTGCACCAAGCATGGATAGATAAAGTATCGTCTTTCTTAAGATACTCATAAAACGATAAGTGAAAGCGTAATAACTTCATTTCACTACCTGATCCAACATCCTTTTGACTCATACGGATTACTTCGCCATTTCTAAACACATGAACATGCGCTGCGCCAGAAATACCAGCCGAACCCACGCCCACCTGCATAGTTATATGGTATTTTCCGTCTACTGGAATAGTGAAGTTGCCGGTGGTAGTGTTATACATATTGAGATCGTCGTAGTCTTTTTTATCAAAAACAACAACACTGTCGCCAGCATTAAATCCTGTCGTTATTGATTTGTAAACGGAAAAGGATGGTTTTTTAACAAGTCCATAAGAAGCATTGGACCGCACATTTGTAATCAAGCTGTCGGTAATCGTTGTCGTATTCGCATCAATTTTGATATTTGCTATAACACCATAATATGCCTGCGTACCAGTAGCGCCATCGCTGGTGATAGCCTGGCGGATTTGCGTGTCGGTTGGTGGCTGCGGATTTGCGCTCGCTATACCATTTACTACTATTAACCCACATGTTTTCGGACTACCGGTTATAGTCGCCTCGGTTGATTGGACCGTCAGCGCGTCAGTATACGCTACGATGCTTGTGATGCGCGAGTTCGTAGCAGGAGCTGCTACATTGATTATTTTTTGTCCGATAACATCCAGGGCTATTCTATAGCCAGTTGGACCCGCTGCAATGACGACGTCTGGGTTCGTTGTCGTACCGCCTACCAATACCGTCATGCCAGGATTAGGATTTTGCTTCGCACCTGCGCCAGCGAGGACACCTGGCGAGTAAATTTGCGCCCACGCGTTCTCTTCTTGTATACTTCCGCGCCCACCTAGGCGTGTTCCCATACGGACGATATTGTCAGGATTAGTCACGATCACGTTCTCCAATTGTTAGTTGCCAGTGACCGCGTTTCTACCGTCCGCGTAAACGTAAACTTAGCTATATTATATCATGAAATTACAATATCGTGAATGTTCCAGGAGAGGGAGAGAAGCTTGTAACTTTTACTTCATAATCAAACGGATCGTAATGTGTCGATATGGACACTTCAATAATTACTGAACCGTCGCCAGACTGCGGCTGTAGTATTGATGTCGCGCGAGGATATAGCCAACGAGAGGCACCGTACAGCTCATATACTTCTGCGTATAATGTTGCTAGCGTGTAGCCGTTTGTATTATTAGGCGTAAACTTTATCCTCACTTTTGCCAAATCGTTATTACCTTTCTGATAAAGCATAACTGACGTGCTCTGACATTCCATCTTAACGAGCGAACCAGATATCGGATACCGTGCTTTCCTGGCGCGGAGTTCGTTCTCTATCGCTATTACTCGTTGCTCAGTCGTCATGTATGCGCCTCCTCTAGCGTGAGCGTCCCATCCATTGTTGCATGAACCATAACATTAACATGAATACCAGCCTCCATTACAAGTACTACCCAACGCGCACCAGCGTTGTATGGTACACGACGTACGGTTGGTAATGCTGACGTACTCGCGCCAACCTCTACCGTCGCATTTACCGGCTTATCGTAGTTCGTGCGGTATGTAACGACAATCCGGTTGTCGTCGTTAGCGGTAAATGTTGTTCCATCGGGCAGCGTTATTGTTAAAGCGTTAGGCGTCGTCGTTATACTTGCTTGCTTTGAATACACTGGCAACATAGTTGCTGCGCGCTCGTAAGCGGCTTTTTGGGCGCGGAGTTCGTTCTCTATTTTGTCAAGCCACTGTTCGGTCTGTGTCATATTACTCTCTCTATTCTCAATGTTCCTGGTACGGTTGATATTGCTTGAACTGCCAAGTGCATGTCAGTACCATCAGAGCTCATATAAAACCACTGTCCTGTAGCACCAAAATCAATTCGCCACTGCACATAATTATTCCCTACAGCATAGACACCGTCAATGAATTCATGTTCGTCCATAGCACGCAAGTCTCGTCCAGACACACTAGCATAGACACCGGCAGCTATTTGGTCGTCATAATAGTATCGTCCAAGCGTATAGTCATAGGCGAAGTTTACGTAAGGCGCTAAATTTATTCCGTCCGTGCGTGTAAATGTTACAACAAATCGTGCGGCATGTATTTTATCGGGTGTAGGATTTTGTATGTGCCCATCCCAGCGCACAGTTGGTGTGTCGCCTTTCTGGAGCGCACCATAATTCAGCGGGGAGGCTGCTTTCCGAGCACGGAGTTCGTTCTCAAGCTCTAGTAGACGCTGCTCAAGCATAGCCTACCCGCTTTAACGTCGGCTGGACAGTTGCTACGCCATTATTGTCATATTCAGTGCTCATAGCGGTTATACGCATGCGCCCAGACTCATCAGCGCCGTCATCGGCTTCGTCTTTTAGGTAGAACGTGTCACCGATTGATAGCCCTGTACTAGTATCACCCCATCGTATAGGCAATCCCTGTAGCTTCAACTTCGGCGTTAGCTTCTCAAACGTCGCAGCCGCCAGCGCTTTATCGGCATAGGCTTGTACGGCAAGTGCGGTAGTTAAGTTGGATTGCATCGTATATGTACGCCAGTAACAGTACTCTGCGACAGCGTTCACGTCCTCTGCGCCGGCAAGCTGTGCGGTATTCTCACCGGCCGCAGGATTACCCACCTCACCATTACCGCTTACCAACACCTCGCTCGCATACTCGTTAGATTCCTCATACTCGTAGCCGCTTGCCCATAGGGCGTATACGCCGTCACCTGGATACCTGATGATAAAGTTTGTATCAGTGCCGCGCGGTTTTAATATGTCGATAATTTGGTGGTTGTGATTATCAGGATCGGTGCGTATCACTACATCAAACTTGCCGGCGCCCTCAACATTGTTCATAGCGTCGCATAGCGCCTTGCTGATTGTTTGGAAGTCTTTGTACTCAAATGTCTTGCCGGACAGCTGGTTCACGATACCGTACGTCCAATTTAACTGCTCGCCAGCGGCTCTAGCGCGCGCCAGGAACTCGTTTATTAAATCTTGTACGAAAAGGTGCGCTGGGCGATCGGTAAACCGCCGTATCGGCGACATTTTGTTGTTCGGGTCGCATACTAGGTCGCCTGATAGCCGCGCGAAATGTTCATAGAATGTCAATGATAATGTTTGGTGCATACCAACATCGCTGCGAGCTGGACGAACCGCCAACCAGCCGGAGAACCGTATATAATCGTCCACTATAAATACCACTCGCGTCTTACCTATACGAAGTAGACTCATTGGGTCTTCATCGAATCGCTTCTCTGCCAAACGCTTGAATTGCAGCCAGTTCATTTCAAACGAAAATTGGTCGCTTGTAGCAGACGTTTGTTCACTCTTCAAGGACTCTTCTATTTTGCGGTTCTTGGCAATCGTGTTCACGTCAGCTATTAGCACGCTATCGAGATATAGTAATATCTTCATTAGTAGATGTTCCTCCACTCCATCGTACTTTCTTTCGTATCACCGCCCTCAGAATTAAACCCAACGGTATTTATACCAGGATTTAAGTACACTTGTCCAGTTACGTTGCGCGACATGAGTAATGTGTCAATGTGCGCCTCATTGGTTTCGAAGTTTACTACCAACACTTGTCCACTTGCAATAAATCCACTATATCTTGCTACTGTATCTGTCGTATTGTTTTGTAGTTGAGGATTATTGCAAGGACCTCTTACATTCCATACTGGATAAATACGCACTTTTGAATTAACTATAATGTTCTTCACACCGCCGTTGCCCTCTTCGTATACCGCTCCCACATTGTCGTATACTGAGCCGGTATTATCCCATACACGACCGCCAGACGCTGCCGTTATTAACGGCAGCGTGATGCTATTGCTATACATTTCATTACCATTACCGTCATCAGCGTATTCATACATGAATCTGCGCGGTACCTTAAAACTGCAAGTAAATGTCAGGTAATCCTCATTAGCGACGGGATTGAGTTGCAGGTTATCTGATAACCAGGCGTCTCTCCGAGTGAATAGCTTGCCGGTTTTTGTTCGATACAAAATGACGTACGTGTGGTTTATTCTAAAAAAGTCGGTTAGCTTTGTTATTAAATCTAGGTATACGCCCTCTGTATTTGGCAGCACGATACCATTGATAGTCTGCGTCAGCGGGTGCAGGCGCTGACCTATCATCTCGCCGCCATCCACTTCAGTAAACTCCACTTCAGAAGTATCGATTTCAGGCATTGCAAATATACTGTTATCTTGCGCTAAATACAGCTCCTTATCGTCTATAACAAGCTTCTTGCCATCGTCGCGTATCAGCTTCCATATCTTGAATTTGTTCATCCGATCACCCTCCTACGCCTTAAAGCTATCTTTTTACTCACCTCATCAGCAAGAACCTCTGGGTCTTTGTTGTAGCCGTTAATATTCACAATTACCTGCGACGGCTTGCTCATGTCTCCTGTAGCGTTTAGACTGTCGAGGTTTTTATAGCCAATTTTACGTGCTGCCGCTGCGCGTATCACGTACTCGCCGTTTGATAGTGCCATCGGAATTGAGTCGCTCGTGTCGCTTCCAGGACCAAACACAGCACCTCCCTGTGCACGCCTGCCAAGCCTGAACCCGCGCAAGTTTATCGGGCTATTCTTCACGCCGGCGGCTTTCAGAGCGTTACCTACGCCAGGAGCACCTAGTATTGCGTTGATGATATTATTCAATGAATCTTGCAGTAAGTCTACCAATCCGTCTACAATACCAGCGCTGAAGTTACGCGTAATGCCATAGCCAGCGCCATACCAATCTTGTCCACCCACACTGCGCAGCAGGTTGGCTACTGAGTTTATCACGTTAGCTATGCCGCCGGTTATACTATTAACAACATTGCTAATCGCATTGCCAGCAGAAGTTATCACACCGCCGATAGAGTTAAACGCCTGCGTTAATCCGCCGCTTACAGCGTTTACGAGCGGTATCACGGCTTCGTTTGTTAAGCGAATAGTCAGAACAGTTATGGTAGTGAGTGCTATCACTAATACGCCCAGCAAGAACGTGCCAAGCGGTATGATTACCGTGTTTAAGAAGTCTCCAAGTGCAGGCGATACTGCACCGATAGCGCTTCCGATAGCCCATATTGCTAGTGCGATAGCACCGGCACCTGCTGCGAGCACCACAGCGCCAAGCAATAGCTGTGGGTTAGCAAGCGCTTTTAGCATGCCGGCTAGCCCCTCCCCTGCACCTTTAAGGACTGTCTTGAATATATCTGTAGCGCCCTGCGCCAGTGTCTTTAATGGCTGGAGTATCATATCAAGTGCGCCGGACAATACCTGCCCGATATTCTTGAAGAAGTCTTTGAACGACTCGCCGAATGAGAATGTTTTGGGCGTACGCTCTACGGTCTTGTTAAATCCATCAAAGCTTTTTGTAGTGTTGTCAACTTCTTTTTTTGCCGTGCCCCATGTTTTTATTTTATCTATTAGTGTTTGTCCGCCGCCGATAGCTCCCTGGATTGTACCCCTAAATAACTTGTAAAATGGCGATAACGTCGACATAGCGGACCGCGTGCCGCCGACGGCTACCTGAAGTGCTTTGTATGCTAAAACAGCTTTTCCAATAGTCAGTACAAGCTCTTTATGTTCGCTTACAAATTTCAGCATACCGCGCATTGTGTCTGCGACCATTTTGATGTCGTTTGCAAGCTCCGGCGACTGCTCTTTTATTTCATCAAACACTGTGCCGGCGATATTTTTAATCACTGGCCTTAGGTTACCAAGAAATGTCTTTGCGGCTTCTAAGAACTTGTTCATCTCCGCCTTGAAATCGCCCTCTGGATCTCCCATTGATACGATCATGTTGTTAAAGGCGGCTTTCGCCATGTTAAAGCTACCAGAGATTGTCTGCGACGCTTCCTTAGCGGACGTACCGGTGATACCCATCTTCTCTTGGACCTTATGAATACCCTCAATAACCTTGTTGAACGGCACTTCTTTCATGCTCTCAGCTGTCGCCTTAAAACCCTTGCCCATCACACCAGTATCGTTGATAAGCCGCGCCATCTCGCTGGCTGTACCACCATAACCAAGCTTCAGGTTGTCTAGCATGGTATAGTTTTGCTTTGCAAATCCCTGGTACGCCCATTGGATTGATTGCATACTTGTGCCCATCTTGTTGGCGTTGTCTGCCATGTCAATAATAGCCAAGTCTGCGATCTTCGCCGCCTGAACGGTATCGCCGCCAAGTCCTTGGAGCAGGCTTGCACTAAAGCTTGTAGCTGTCTCCATGTATTCGTTCGCTGATAACTGTGCTGTCTGGTACGCTTTTTTGGAATTTTCCAGCACCATATTCTGCGACGACATGAGTTTGTTGTAGTCGCTGCGCGCCTGGTCTACCGACTTGCCAACTTTCTTTGCGTACTCCTCTACAGAAGCTCCACCGGCACCAAATAGCGTCTCAATACCGCCCACCAATTGCTCACGGTCTGCAAACTGCTTCACGGCGTATGTCAATGCGCCACCGAGCGCCGCGCCGGCACTCATAGCAAGCGTTTTGAATTGCGAAAACGCTGCGTCGCTGCGCGCGCCAAATTCTGAAAATGCATCCTGAAATGATGCCTTCGAGGCGGCTAAGAAACTGCTCTTAAAGTTCTTCCCGAATCTGTCAGACGCGCCTCTGCCAGAATCACCAAGTGCAGCTTTAATGTCATTAGATACACCTCTAAGCGAGGGTTTAATTTGAATCCATGCTGTACCAATAGAAGTCGCCATAGTGAGAAATATCCGTTTAGATTATCCGCACTATGACCGCGCGCGTAGCGTGTTTATAAGGTATATTATATCATATTTTTAGATTATCCATGAACGTAGCGAGCCAGCCAGGACGCGTCTTTAGCGCTGCTGTTGTGCGCCTATCAGCACCTTTAACGATGGTATGCACGCGATTAGTAGTCCAGTCCTTCACTTCAAATTTTCCCTCAAAACCGAACTCATGGAAGAATTGTGACGATATAGTAGCCATTATGCCGCTAACTGCTGTATGCTCTAAAACTACGAGGTCGTCACTCCTCAACACTATCTCGCCGCCAGTTCTGTCTAAAAGGAATTCAACTTCAGCCATGCCTAAAGTATAGCATATGCTAAAGCTTAAATACGTCAACAGCGCTATAGTGCTTGTTGTGTCCAGATTCATTCCAATATCTCAACAATATTTGCGCCTTATACGAACCATCACCAACTATCTTTTCAATCCGCGCAGTAGCCTTTACCGTACCAAGCGAATGTTTTCCGGCACACGCTTCATAGATGCCGCTTTCGCTTTCATTTTTAACAAATACAACACTAATCCTGTTGTATTTTCGCGACAACTTGTCCAGTGCCGATACCTGTTTTTCGTCATGCTGTATATAAATGCGTGCACCCATGTCTTTCGAGTATTTTATGTACATATCAGGAGATCTCTTACGCCCCTCTAGCACCGCAACTGCACGGATAAGCCCCCTATGATGGTCATATATGGCTGGAATGTCAATGCCGGCTTCTGGAGTTACATACCCCATCCAATTATCTTTTCTGGACAACCTCTCTCCAACTCTTACGACGTTCAAAAATGGTTCGCGCGGCCAACCGCGCGCTAACTGATAGTCGGATGGCGGCGCAAAGGCGATCATAAAAGTATCACCATGCTCTTCTCTTAATTGCTTATAATTTCTGCGCGCCGGTCTATACTCACTACCGAGCACCTGAATTTTTTCGTCTCCATCCGGAATAGTATATATCCGATCCTCTACATTTTTGTCTTTTCGATCAGGAATAAAATAAGCTATAACACAAAGTATTATAAGTAGCAAAATCCATTGCATATCAACTCTCTCACGGTTACTTTTAGTATAGCCAAATTATAACACGCCTCCTTTTATTTCCGCTCATGTTTGACATATTTTATATAGCATGGTTATAATGAGGGCTTTGAACTATATAGCATGAACGAATCATAAGGAGTATGGAATGGTAACCGTAAATCAAGAAAAAGCATGCGAGAAACTATTGCGCGAATATCGCAAGCAATACCTTACAAAAAAAGAGAACCTCAATGCCGATGAATCAACGGCGAGGCTTATGGTAAACAGCCTGCTCAATACCGTACTTGGCTACACGCTTATTGATGAGATTAAAACAGAGCACATGATACGCGGTACGTACGCCGACTACGTCATTCAGCTTAATAAGAAGATCCATTTCATTGTGGAGGTTAAAGCGACGTCTATCGACCTTAACGAACGACACCTCAAGCAGGCAGTAGACTATGCTGCAAATGAGGGCGTTGATTGGGTTATTCTCACGAATGGTCGTAGCATTGAACTATATCGCGTTATCTTCGAAAAGCCTATACGCTCACAGCGCATATTCTCATATGACCTTACCAACCTCAGCACTATTAGAACCGCGTCGCGCCACCTAGCATACCTCACAAAGCGCGCTATCCTAAAAGGTGAACTTGATGTTTATTGGCGGCGTTTTGACGCCCTCACAGACGACAATATTCGCAAGGCAGTCTTGTCGCCGGAGGTTGTGAAGGCTTTGCGGCTTCAAATCAAGCGCAAGTCCAACATTAATTTCAGTGATAATGAGGTGGCAAAAGCGCTTGGTCGTTTACTTGACAAATAGTTAGCTGGTGTTCTTATTTTTCCGCTCCCAAAACTCCCGTATTGCTTTCATATCCTCTTCAGTATATTGGCTGCTTGTGCGGCGTTCTTTATCGTAAACTTTCTTCGCCTCCTCTACCGCCTCAGGCTGGAATTGTTTGTCCGGCTTTATAGGCGGGCTGCCAGGTTTGCGGTTCATGTTTATCGTCACCGCTATCAGCGCCGATATCTCATGCAGTATACGAGACTGCACCTCGTCTTGCCACGTCCATGCGGCTGCGGGGCTGTAATGTCGGATCGTACGGCTCTCAACCGGCAAATTGATAAACAACCGCGCGTAGCGTTGGAAACCCCACCTGGCGCGCTCTGATAAATCTAGCGTGTAATATTGCTGGAAGTCTGCCTCTACGAGTGCGTATTCTTCCACGAGCGCCTCTGCGCTCGATTGCCAGCTTTTGGGAAGACGTCGTTGATCTTACCCATAATGTCAAGTAATGCTTTCTGCGAAAAATAACCTTGCTCTTTCGTAATGTGCTCGCGGACAGCTTTGTAGGTCTCATCGCCGCCTATTAGAGCCATATACATGCTCACCATGGTAGAAATATCGTCGTTACGAGTCGCTTCGTTCAGGTCGGCTATGAAGTCAAAGTCGTCGAGCAGCTGCTCGTTCACTTCCACTGAGAATCCGTCCCATAATTCAATTGTCTTTGCCATGATTTGCCCCTCCGAAGTTTTCATAGTTTAGTAGCATTATAATAGCAGAAAAGCGGCTATATTTCAAGCCGCTGCTTCTACAACCCCTTTGTACCTGCCGGTGCCTACACAGGCTTTGATAAGAACGTCTTTGTGTAGACGGTCTTATTACCGCTGGTGAATTTGTATCCGGTAACAGTAACCGGATACGATAGCGCATCGCTGTTGTTGTGCGCCAAGTCGCCGCTGCGGTCGGTAAACTGTGCGTCACCTACCACAACGCGCTTAAACCGCGGCTCTGTGCCGTTACTATAGAGCGTATCTATTACTAACACGCCGCGTGGCAGCGCTTCGCCGGTCTCGTCCCACGAAACCGACTTATCAGCCGCTACCGTCACGTTATCTTTACCGTAGATAAACTGCAGCACAGCAACGCGCGACACCTCAAGCAGATTGAACTTGAACGTCTTTGCAAAGCCGGTTTGCGAGTGCATAACGACCTCGTTACCCCAAGCTTTAACGTCGTCGCCGTCCTCTGCCGTAGTGTCAGTTAAGCCGTCCTCTGTGACGTAACCTAGATTGACATATTTAGCGTCCAAGGCGCTCGTCGCGTCGGTCGGCAGCGGCGTACCAGCCGGCGCCCAGTACAGTGCACCGCTAGCTTTCGGCAAGCCTTTCGAGATGTTGGTCTTATCGTTATTCATACCTTAGTCTCCTTAATGTAATACCTTGATAGGGGCGCTTATGACGCCCCTTAGTTTCGTGTCATCACACATTCTTACAGACGACAGCGAGCGCTTTCGGATCCAACACACGGTGACCGAAGAACGTCTCCAAGCGTATGCACACCTGGTTGCTTCCTTGTAGGTCAGTACCGCTGTTGTCTGGATCGCCATATTCGATGGTCTTCCATTCAGCCATACCAGCAAATCCAAGCAATAGCTGCGACCAGTCGCCCATCACGAGCTTTGTTTCGCCGTACTGCCCGACTTCCGGCGTACTTGCCGCCTGCCGACCAGCGAGTACGTTGCCGGTCAAGCCGAGAACGCCAAGCTCTGGGTACTTCTTCGCGCTGCCTTGCATCACCGTGCTTAGTGCCATCGCCGCTTTACCGGAAATTGCGATACCAGTGATGTTCTGCCCCTCCAACTCTGTGACGGCCGTAGCGAAGTCCGCATCGATTTTATCAGCCGTAGTGCCAGTGCTTGGCACGAGAATGCTTGAGCCAGCTTTACGCACGTAATCAGTCAACTGCGTGTCAACCGTGCCAGTGCTTGGATCGACACCGTGCAACACGACCGTGTCAATGTCGCGCGGCATTGATTTCATGACCCAGTCGTTTACCAAGCGGCTCACGAAGTCGCCTTGGCGCGCAGCGTCCCAGCGCAAAAACTCGTCTGTTACGCGCTGCGAGTACACGAGCTTAACCGTCGTAAACGGACGCGCCTTGATTGGTCGGCTGGTGTCTTTCTTTTTACCACCCTCATGTACGAGTTGCCCTTTAGCGCGACCCTCGATAACGAGCGGTTTGTTGTCGCCGATGTTGATTTGCGGCGTCTCCGGCACAAGCGAAAGCACTGCGCCAGGGATTGTTGCGCCGGTGGAAAATAATCTATCTAACGGCGTAGAAATATCTAATGAGTGCAGGTCTGTTACTGCCATAGTCTTACCCTCCAAAGAGATGAGTTGATTTATATATCGACTTGTATACCCGTGCGCTTCTGAGTCTCGCTTACGCCAGAACCCGTCTGCTTCTCAGGCGCTTTTGGCGCGGTACCGAAACTGTTTTTCAAATTATCAGCTTCTTTACGCATCTCTTCCTCCGTGCCCTCACCGAGGTATTTCTCAGTGCCCGGCTTAAAGCCATACTCAGCGGCAATGGTCTTTTGGCGGATAGTCGTTTCCAGCTGCGTGTTCTTTGCGGTTGCATCGTCAAGCTTTGTCTGGAACTCTTTGCGTACCTTATCTTCGGTCGATTTCGTGATACTTGTTGTCAGCTCGTTGCGCAAGGTTTTTTCAACTTCCTCCCGCATTTTAGCTGTCTCCGTCTTCACCCAGCGCTCTTTGCGATCCTTAAACAAGTCGTCTACGTTAACCTCTGACTCGTTACCATCAGCGTCTTTCGTGTATAGAATCACCCTTTTATTTCCCTCCGTAAAAAGTAAACGTTAGTTTTATTATATCCAATGTTTGACTTTATTACAACATTGATTTTTAGCTTGTTTTATTATCATCGCTTTCAGGTATATTAGCGATAACGTCGTCTATCTCACGGCTTGTTAGCCCCAGGTTACGCCAGATGGACCGTTGCTTTACTATGGCAGGCGCTTTGTCGGCAATCTTATTTAATCCGTCACCAAACTTACTTACGTCAGGCTTGAATATCGGCAGCCATGCTACTTTTATGACGTTTATCTTTTGTTGCAAATTAGCGTCTAACTTTGTGACACCGTTCTTGTTCATCCATAAGGTTACAGCGAAATGCTTCAGCTGCTCACCCACCTCTTTTTGCCACTCAGTAATATCATCGCGCAGGTCGTCTCCGACAATCTCCAATTCCTCAGGCGATGTTGGCGCGGCGCTTGTTGATATGTTGAGGTTAGATAGGTTTAGCTTCGTTTCTGTGCAGAAGTTGCGCGCGGCGATCAGTATGCTGTCGTTGAATGGCGCAAGAGCGTGCTGTGCGAACTGCCCAATTTGCGGTATCTGCCCATTGTCATTTGCACCTATCTTCAATACGTCGCCTGTCTGCGATTTTATTGTATCTACTTCAGTCTCAGAATCAGCGCCCAGTATCACATCAACTTTCACATTATAATGATAACCGGCAATTGTCGCCTGTCGTACTGTACGACTCGCTTCTATCATCGCGTCGCGCGCCGGCGCAGACAGTACCGTCCGCCCAAACGGCTGCTTCACGGTCGACCGGTAAGTCAGCAGCGTCATTAGCGGGCGTCCCGTTACGTTGGCGATCTGAGTAGTGCTATCCGCATCGACATATATCGTCACGTCCGGCTTGTACTGTGCATAGGAATCAGGCGCATTCACGCTATTGAGGCTCATGTTTGTATGTTCACGGTATATGGCAATACCATCTTTCAGGTTCTGCTCGCGCCAGTCATACGTACCGGTAGCTTCAAGCGCAGTAAACGGCATAACGCGGTCTTCAGCAAGCGCTAGGAATCCTACGCCGCATACCAATAAATCCTCTTTAAGTTTATTAAACGCTTCCGGACCGCGCAATTCATTGAACACATCATTAAGCCCGATAGTGTCGTTCTCAAACCGGTCGAAGTGTGTCTTGTTTGCGCGCATTTCCACGGCGCGCCGACCCCAGCCTACGCGTTGTTTCGGAATCCGGCGTGCCATCTTGCTTGTCTCTAAATCAGCATAGCTAAACTTCCCCTCGTAGAACGGGTACTTGGTATTAGCTCTTGATATTACCTTGTATATTGACCCCCAGTTCATCCATGCGCTCCTCGTATCACGCCCATTTTGCGCGAGCCATTTATTGACATCATACCCAACAGCTGCAGTTCAGACTTCTTAAAGAATAAATCACTCGATGGATTAGTGAATGTCATACTCTCCGAATATGGGCTTGCGGCCTGTGACCATTGGTCGGCAGGCGGCATATCAGCCGGTGTGGCGAGCGCACGCTTCACGGCAGCCAATATCACGAACGTCACATTGCGCTTATATATCGGGTCGTCATACATACGATTTTCCATATCCATATTGTTGTTAGCGGCTATCTGGCGCAGGTAACTGCTCGCATACTCTATCAGCGCTTCAGCGCGCGGCGTGTCATCTGGTGCATGCCAGAATGTCGTTAAATCTTGTACGGTAGCGAATGTTTTCATATTTTTTCAAATAAAAAGCGGTTTAGAAAATTTAGTGTCAAAACCTCATTTCTAAACCGCAAGAGTGGCGTTTACCTATATTATAACATATTTTGCTATTTTTCCGGCGTTTCGTCTTTTTCGTCGGTTTCTACGCCATTTTTTGGATTTTGTGCTTTTTTGTCGGCTTTTTCGTCGGTTTCCGAAACTTCATCGATTTCTTCGTCTTTTTCAGGATTTTCCGGCGTTTCGTCTTTTTCGTCGGTTTCTACGAGTTCCCACGCTGTTGCAGCGAAAAGTGTCCCTTCCATGACTTCTATGATCTCACCGGTCTCTTTGTGCCTAATTTGCATAATACCCTCCATATGTTGTTATAATTACACTATATCACCATTTTGCATATGCGCAAACTAATCGTCCTAATATACACGCTCTGCTATAGCATAGCGATTCCAACGTGTTGGCGTGTTATCGTCCATGCTCTTTGCCGTTGTACCGATAATATGGTACATATTCCCATCGTACGAGAACCACGCGCCATCTACACGTTCCTGACTAGCTTTCGGCAGGTGTACTGTTACCTGCGGCTTGCGTATCGTTGGTGAGCCGCTCTGCGCTACTAGGCAGTCTGGTATTATAATGCTCTTAGTGATTGTACCGTCGTCGTTCGGGCGGTTTCTAAAGTTGATTTCTATGCCTTTCATTGGGTTGCCTCCTTGACTTATTTATGGTTATTTGCTACATTGAAGGCGGAACTCTCAATGTAGCCCCTCTTATGTTAGAGGAATTAGCGATTGAGAGTTCCTTTTATTTGATAACATGTTTGTCATCTTTCTTGAATATTATGACCCTATCGATTAGATCGCCATTCACGCCGCCAGATTTTCGAACTGTTCCTAGATGTTTCTTTGTGTCGCTGATGATTCTATCAACAGGAGTACTGTCATCAACAACGTCAAGTAATATGTTGCGTTTCCCTTTGTCGGTAGCTCTAAAGAATTCATTACGAACCGTGAATTTATTCGGAGCTTTTAAGACGCTCTTGAGCTCCCATTCTACGCCATTCTTGTCAACGAAATCATTTTTTACTTTTCCGTCTTTTGTGTTGGGGATTCTCTCTAAGCCCAGCTTGTCTTTCCAGCGGTTATAAAATGCTTGTTCATGCGGTTCAAGGTGGTCGGGGTGCGCCTTGGGTAGCTTGGAATAATCTACAGGAGTGCTAGCCTTAGCCTTTTCATTTTTACTCTTACCACCTTTCTTGCTATAGTTCCTCAGCTCCCCGTTCCGCGACCGGTATCCGCTCACTTCAAATTTGCAATCACACTTAGCGTGACGCCGGAAGTCGTCGCCTTTCGGGTTAGTGTACGTACCAGATTTAGATACGCACCATTTACAGTCTCCCAATCCATTCACGCTACGCGTTAGTGTTGGGTGCTTCTGCATGCTCTGTGCATTACGAAAGGCTTCCTCCTGTGCGCTACCCTGAAGAGAGTTATAGTAGCTTCCCATGAGCCGGTCTATCGTCTCGCGGTTAAGCGCGTTGTTACGCAGAAGTTTTGTTGCCAGGCGCTCCGCCTGTTCCTTGGCGTCATGGCGTGCTGCTTGTATAGCAGTAGAGTCAAACACTTCGGAGCTTGCCTCGAATAGCTGGTCGTGATATGCATTGCCGGTACGCCTCAGTAACTCTAGCAGGCGCTTCTTTTTGTACTCAGGCGACGCATCCATCGCTAATATCTGGCGTACTGCCGCTGCTGTGCGCTCTTCCATGTCGCCGCTAACACCCGAAAAATCTACCCCCATTACTCAAATCCCCATTTCGCAAGCTCTGCTAATATCTCGTCTATCTTTTTATCCAGGCGCGCCGTATCAGCTGCGCTTGGCTCTGGAAACGTCGCGTCCGGCATGGCTTTTAGCTCCTCTATCTTGGCGCTCGCCCACGCTACCGATTTGTCTTCTGTGTCGTCTAATACCACCCCTTTTTGAAGTGCTAAATCTGCTAGGTAATCGCGCTGCCCCTCCGTCATGCTTATATTATGACACCGGCGTTACGTATTATCAACTTTACTGTATAATATAATTATGGCTCAAAAGCGCAAATACAAGCAAGCGCGCGACCCTCGCCGGCAGTTTCCCAAACTGCGTGAGGATTTGCGTAAGCGCGTCTACGCGACGCAGGACACATGCGGTATTTGCGGACGACCGGTAGACACAACGCTGCCAGCAGGTAGCCCTATGTCGCCGGAGCTCGACGAGATCGTCCCCGTGTCGCGCGGAGGCTCGCCGTATGATTTTGAGAATCTTCAGCTCACGCACCGTATTTGCAACCGGCGCAAGGGTGCGAAAATGCCAGGCGATGACCTGCCTGAAAACGTCAATCCGATACCGAACTCACGCGAATGGTAGCATTACAACTGCGACACGATTTGTTGCCAGCGCTCTTTATTCATCTTCTTATCTTCGTTGGATTGCCGGCGTTTCTTAAACACTCGCTGACCCCACAGTGCAAACGTAGCGGCGTCAAGCGCCGATGTTGATAGGTTCTTGCTCATGCTTTCCCAACCAAAACCGCCATATCGCCCGAACGCACGCTCTTTCGTGATGCGTACAGTCTGATTCAGGAGCGGCTGGTTGTAGTGGCTTAGCTCCTCCTGCTCAATAGCGTCGCGCATGAATTGATGCGCTGCCACCACCTCTTTCATTGTCGGCTGCACGATTTTCTTGGGCGGTATACCGCTCCTAGTAAGCTCCTCGTACAATATCGGCGCGCCGGTCGCGCCATCGATGATGATTTTAGCACTCTTACGCCACCGCTCAATAAGCCAGGTTGATAGCCTGTGGAAACCCTCATTCATTGGTCGGTTTATGATCACCTCTACATGTATGCGTCCGTCTTTGAGCGGCTGCGCTACAACAAGCGTGAACGCGCTGCGGTCTGGTGCAAATTTAACTGCATATATCGGCTTAAATGCATCATCAAACTCTGGGTTTTCCACAGATAATGCATCCCATACACTCTGCGCTATCGCACGCTTATCCTCCACACCAGACCACCAGCCGAGGCGCATACGGTTGAAGTCGTCAGTTGGCATGCTAGCCGCTTCCACCTCCACAGCAGACGGCAGCAGGAAGTATCCGAGCGACGGATTAGCCTCAAACCATTTATCGCGATCAGATTTATCAGTAAGCTTTTCTACGCCCCATTCCGTCCACGCTCCAGGCGCGCCGGACAGCTTCTTAGCACGCACGCGCGCAAATACCTCGCCGACCGATTCAGCCATGGGCGGCGTTCCAGCATAAATCACCTGAGGATTACCGGTATGTGCCGCCGACACGGTTGGCATAAGCGTCGACTGGTGCGAGTCAATCACGTCGGCCGCTTCGTCCAGTATCAGTTCGTCGTTTGTCTTTCCGAGCCCACCTAGGCGCGTACGCGTCTTAAATTGATAGCGCGCGCCATTCTCAAATTCGATATAATCATAGTTTTTTGGCTTCTTGCGAAAACGCGGCGTCAGCAGGTTGAATATCTCCTCGTGTTCGTTTTCGTAGAAAAAGTCTTGCACACGCCGCTTCACTTCATCGGCCGTGTCTTCTTGTTGCGCTGTGAACAGACCAATTGCTTTACGAAAAATCACACCATAAATTACACGCGCCGACAATATTTCTGTCTTGCCATTTTGGCGCGGCACCGACAAACCGCATTCCAGATTCACAAAGTTGCCATTATCGTCCTCAGCCAGCCAGCGCAACAATACCAACCGTTGCCATTCCAACAACGTTGTGCCATATTCGTCTAATAATTCAAATAAAAGTTCTGCTTTGGTTGTGTCGCCTGGCATATATATGTCAATTCGCGGCGTCTGGCTGCCAAGCTGTGCTTTTTTGCTTATTTTTCTTGTCATTTTTTACTTTTCGTCGCTCTGGCGCGTTTCTGGGCGGCTTTAACGGGCTTTACAGAGGTCGCTTTTTTTGGCTTCATAGCGGCTTCTAGCACCTTTTCCAGTGTAGAGCCGGATTTCGGGCGGCGCGACCGGATTTCGCGCAGCTCCTTGCGGAATATGTTTATGTTTTGACTCAAACGCGCCACTTCCTGCGGCGACACGCCAGACGAACTCAGCTGCTCAGTGTTTTGACGTATTAATGCTTCGTAAAACTTCTCATCATCGTCACCGACAGCCAGATCAAGCACATTCACCTCCTCCTGCTTGTCTAGGCGACCCTTATATAGCTTATCCATCTTTGTAGGGTCTTCAATTATCTCAAGCCAGCGCATCAGTGCGGCATAGCCCTCCACTGATATCGTCTGCTCCAGGTAATCCTTACTCTCAATAAGCTTAGAAGCTGGAATTTTCTTAAAAAATTCCAGCCATTCGTCGTAGTTATAGTCCTCAGTGCCAGTTAAATCTATATCCATTAAGCCCTCACGATAGCGGCATACGGTTCGCGCTCAGGTACGCGCAGCTTGTATAGCACGTTCTTAATGAGGCTTGTCTCAGCGCATGAATACCCGAAGTCATAATCACGCTGTTTACATACCTGCTTCAGCGTCGTTATCACTGCGCGTAGATCTGCCATGTCGTCAATCGGTTCAAGCAGTTCAGTGCCATAAACTGTCATCCAACCGTTGCCTACGCCGATCGTCAGGCGCACGTTATTGTACTGCACGTAGATTATCTTTGTGGATAGCTCGCCGGCGAAACAGACGACTGTTACACGCTGATCCAGCTCATTTCGTATATCACCTTCTAAGTCAGCCGTTATCGCCATACGCACACCCCTCTTTTTGTCATAATTTTTATGGCCTCACACCACCGCGAGGCGCACCAACAAGGATTTTGATTTATGAACCGTATGAGAATTGAACTAATCGTAAAGGAGATGATGCACCTCTCGTATGAAGCAATGAGGCGAGTGATGGACGACTCACCTCGCGGTGGTGTGAATTGTAAACGATAAGCTCTATCGTGGAGAATGATTTTTGCGTACTTTCATTGTACCATATTTTTCATAACGCGCAAACCCTAAAAACCATTTTTTTTCGATGCGTGTAAATAGCCCCACTCACCGCGCTCTGCCACGGGCTAGCAAGGGGTATACCCATACCCCCCTATAAAATTTATAATTTGTCAACTTGAGTTTTCCACAACCAGAACAAAAAATTATTAAAGATTCTTATCAAAAGTGTTGACACTGTGAAATCACTTTGCTATAATAAAGACAGTGATGAGGAAGTAATCACTAGCAACTAAACAATTTGGCGACAGAAAGAACATTACAATGACAATAACAATTAATATATTAATCTTTAAGCTTACAATTAAACTTGAAATCGTCAAGCGGAGGAAGACGAATAAATCGGTCGATTAAACATTAACATCTAACACATAGTTCCTCATCACTATCGCCGCCAAGAAAGGACAAGAAAATGGCAACATTTACAGCACAATATTGGGCAGAAGACGATACACCTCAAACACTAGAGTTTGAGGCAGACAAAAACCTGCGAGACGACGACGAAGCTCTTGAAGAGATTGCTCGCCGAGAAATGACTAAAAGATACGGCTATCGCTCGGCAAATGCGGCAGAGTTCACGGATTTCTTCCTAGAACTAAACCGCGACGCGATACTTAATCAGATTATCGAAACTGTTAAAAAATTAGACAGGTACGAAGATTGCTTTGCGGTCGACATTGACGGCGATATCGCATTTTACGAAAGCGAGCAAGCTTACAAAGACGGAGACGAAGCTATCGAATGGTTCGACGCTAACGTCGCTACTGAAGAGGCTATCGATAAAATGGAACAAAATTGTACTGAAGAGTCCGAAATTCGCTACGACGGGTTGAAATTCTTTACAGTTGAAGCTATTTACTAAACTAAATTGCCTCGCCGGCGGCATTGTAGCCGGCAGAAAGGATAAAACATGAAGCACGGATTAGAGCAACTCACAGAGCGCATGAAGTTCAATCGCGAGCATAATATATCGTTTGCTAGCGATAAACTGCTAGCAGAAGTGGAGGAGGATCTGGAATCATATGCGCCGAACACAAGTACTGCTGTTTGGTGTGATCCGAAGGACAATTTTGTGAAAGACTATTACGTCATTGATTTAGAGCTAGAAGACGACGAAGAGCGTGAGGCTGCTAATAAGGACAAGGCGGAGTTTGTTAAGGACAAAAATCCAGATGATATTTACATAATTACGCTTAGCGAGCTAAACGAAGTATTAGAAGAACAGGACAAGGTTTTGTAATATGGCTAAAATGACACCACACAAATCCGTTAGGATTGACCAAGACACATATGATGAATTGGTGAAGATTGCAAAAGACATGCGTGTTTCAGTAACCTGGCTCATAAATAATATATTGCGCAAAGCAGTTGATAAGAATGACGAATAATGATAACGTGTAGCTACGTGGTATTGTCATCCACGTGTTCTTTCTCCGCCTCCAGCGATGGGGGCGGGTTTTATTTCGTCCTGTAGAGCGTATATTTAACACAAACACGCTCTACAGGACATTTCATATGATATTTGCCCGTTAATTACATCGTTATCTTTCTACCTTATATCCAACAAACCGCTTCGCATGACATGCTGGACAAGCTATTACGATAAAGTATGCTCGTTGACCTTTATATTCCATTCCAAGCTTAATTTGGTCGTGCGTTCGTTCTTCTGGTTGGACCGTCTGTTTGAAGCGTTGCCAAGTATGATTGCAGGTATCGTTGTCCTTGCGCTTACTCTGTTGTTTACGCAATCTAGCTTGTTTGAGCTTTTGTTTGACTTGCTTTTTTAGGACAGTAAGATTAGTCATAGCTACCTTTCACAAAAAACAACCATCTCGTCTTGCCGGTTTTGTCGCCAAAAGTTGGTTGTTGTGATAAAACTTTCAACATATCAATTGTCTTAATATCGCCCTCACTCCATTTCATGGCCACAACACAGCCTGGTTTAACTACTCGCAGACATTCGCTCAGTCCTTTGTTTAGCATTTCATGCCAAGTGTATTTATCTAATCGTCCGTATTTTTTAGCCAGCCAACTATTCTCACCAACGTTTATATAATGCGGCGGGTCGAATACGACGAAAGAGAACTCATCGTCACGAAATTGCGACATGCGTGTGACGTCGACAAGAGTGTCAGGGTTGATTTCTAGCGTCCTAATTTTATTTCGATCTTTCATCTCTACTACTTCAGAACGCTTATCGCAATACAGAACGTTTGGATGGCTCTTATTGAAGTAGAACATTCTACCGCCACAGCATGGGTCTAAAACGGTTTTGGTTGTATGCATTAGATTCCCCTATCTCTCTTCTTCAATTTACGAAGTATTATGTTCTTATGCCATAGCAGTTTACTGAACGCTTTTTGACGTTCCTCATCAGTTCGTTGTCTACCAGTATAATCAGCATGACCAAATTCTATTGCTTCGTCGATGAGGTCGATGAGTGCCTGGTCGATTTCTGAAGCTTCTGAATATGCGCGTATCGTATCGCGCTCAAGAAATGGCGTTTTAGAGAACTCTAATAGCTATTTCTTGAACTGTTCAATGTCTTTCGGTTCTAGGTATGTTTTGTTTATATACACCTTAGCCATATCAATTTTTTGCGTGATATCAAGCGGTATATGAGCTAATACGACGTCTTCTATATCAACAAATACAAGCTCATTCTTATAGGTTTTTGCGTCCTCTATCCAGTGAAGAGTGAATGCATTATCTATAAACTCTTGAATTGTCATTCCTGTTTTCCCCAATAGCGGTCTATCGCTGCTTTAGCGTCTTCTAGGCTCTTAAATTTGATATTAAAGCTTATCTCGCAGTACTCGCTTAAATTGTAGTCTGAATAGACGAAGTAGTTGCCGGCACTGGACAGCTTGATATCGAAGTTCTTGTAATTATCGACTGTTTTCATAATTTTGTAAAACTTTCAAAGAATTTATTCCAATTAAAAATCTTCATTCTTCTACCTCCACTTGCTTAACATCTTTCGGTCGTACGCCTTTAAGCCACGATTTAAGGTTGATATACGGCGTATGGTTGTCGTTGTCCTCTGCGTACATTTCGTAGTACCAGTCTATGAGCGTCTCTCTATCGACGTTGTGCTGGAGGGCGACGACCATGTCGTCAAAGCCCCAAAACTCATCCCCAACGCCCCAAGTGCCAATCGGGTCGTCTGCTACAGCATAAACGTAATCAGCTTCTAGGTCGTAATCGTAGTACTTCTTAACGAATAATTCAGCTATTTGACGTGCGGTCGTATCAAGGGCTTCTAATGCTTCTCTGGTTTTCGTATCCATTAGTTACCTTCATATCCCATCTCATCTAACGCGACGGTCACAGCCTCTCTGATTGCTCTGAATATCGCAGTTTTGGCGGCTTGTGTAATAAGAATTTCGTCATCCCTACTTACCAACCCTTGGACTAACGTGCTTGCGAAATTTTTCATAATGTCATCTACGATTGATTCGTAGAGGTCGAGCGTTAGATGGTCTACGACATGTTCTCGGCACCATGCTTTAACATCGCCTCTAGCGTTAATGCTATCTATTTCTCTGTGGACTACACCTTTGAGCTCTTCCATAACCTGGTTGATGAGCTCTTTGGAGCTTACGTTCATTTCTTTACATCTCCTTTATGATTATTAAGTTTTTCAGGATTTTCGTTACATTGAAGTAACTCAGGGCTTTCGTGGATATTACCAATGACCTCCATAGTGGCACTACCATTTTCGCTAAATGCTAATGTTGGATAGTCTTGACACTCATCATAAAAATCTGACACATTAAAGCAAGCACTATCGTTGTCGTAAAAGACGCTACCAATATTGCCACAATACTTAACGATATCCCCCTCATAAATCTCTGTACCGTTTTTGTCTTTAAGACCTGTATACTGCTCGATAATGAACCATGGTGATGATAAAAAGCCTGGCGGTTGTGATGCTTTGCTATGCTCACCAAACGCATTAAATACTTTTATGAATCCGTCAGCACTGATAGAAACGTTATCCTGGTTAAAATATTTATTTTGTTGGTTACCCCAGGCTCTGAATTTAATATCACACATCTCTCAAAATCCCATAATGGTTACTTGGTATTTCATTGCCGCCAGCTAGGATGAGTAGGTGAATAACATCTTTTAGCTCTTGGTTGTCATGAGCGCTACGAATATATGTCGTTGGATTATCGTAATAGTCGTCGTTTTCCTCGATGTGCTGCTCGGCAGCTTTGCCGGTAAAGTACATGACCGCGCCATAGTCTTTGCCGGCTTTGTTATTATCTAGGATCGTCCACACCGGCATATTAGTGCATCGATTGTCTTGATTGACCAGCTCGTCACTCATGGCTTTAATGCGCCACAACAGGGCTTCTTCAGCTGGACTTTCTGCTATGATTTTCATTTAGATCTCCTTCCCATTTTTGTAACATTTCGAGTAGCCCATTTCGCCACCAGCTGTTTTGCAGCGAGCATAAGTGTTATCGATTTCACCTAGCCAATTGGTAGCCTCTTGTGCAAATCTGCGCCAATATTAAAGATCAGATTACTAGGACCACGTATACCAAGTTCCCAATCTATAATTGTATACAGCACTGTTTTTTGAGCGTTAAAGGGTTTAGTCATATGCTTCTCCTCATGCTAAATACATGTAAAGTACATGCATGTTGTTTACGTATTTTCCTCGTAGAACGTGTTTTTTAGATAAAACGTTCTACGGATTCAACCGCATAGCTGGACGGCTATATAAGGTGATGATTTGCCGAGAGGCTGCCATCCTTCACGCGTTAGCAATAATGCTACTGTAGCGTCGTTTCAGTACTCGTATAGTCACATCTTTCACTGCTCAAGTTGCAACGTCAGCAGTTACTTTTCTAGCTCTAGTTGCGGAACTTCGCGAGCTGCAACACTAAGCTTAGTTTCAGGCTTTCGAGCCACTTATATAGCCAGTTGATAGCACAATGGGCCTTCGATCCCCGCTTTTAGCGTTAGTCTTAAAGGCAATTCACGGTTAATCCCGTTACTAACCCGACAATACTTTAGCACCCGATTTTTATGCTACCAGTTGAACAGACGATAGCAGTATTCGGGGCACGAGTTTTAGAAAACATACTACCTACGCCTCGCACATTCTCCTCACGTAGTTCTTTTTCAAGACCTCTATGCCCCACATACTACCATCATCTACCCAGTTATGCGGTTGAACTGTTAATGTTCTAAACCAATTTCGTCACTTGTCGAAAATGATTTTATACAGGGTACGATTTGTACCCGATTAGTTTAATTCTACCCAGTTTTTCGACGTATGATAGGTCGTTGGTCGATGGTGTTTATACGTCATCAGATTTTATTGGCGCAACGCCAGCCACAATTTCGTTTCCGTCCCAAGCATAATCTGGCGAGGACTTTATCAAAATCGGCTCGTCATGCTTGCCAACATGAATGACTACGCCGCCCATCATGCCGTCGCTCTGCTTGAATTGTCGCAGTGCCTCGATAAGCAGTTTAGGATTAATCACAACCGACTTTGCAGGAAACGCCTCTGAACTTTTTTGCTCGACAAACGGGCGTGTCTCTGGAAAGCGCAGCTCGGTTTGCTCTTGAAACGGAATCTCAGCCTTGATCGGAAAACTCTCATCGATTGGCACCATTTCGCCGTACGGATTTGTGCGAACAATAATTTTGCCGTCGTGAACATACGCTCGGTCAAAGTCAGTCTTCATGACTTTATCAGCGGCAACGAGAACACTCTGCGGGATATTCATTGAGCAGGCTTTTGCGCCAGGCTCGGCGTCAACCTCGCGGCGGATCAGCTTATAACCGTCTGTAGCGATGAGCGTGGCTTTATATATGCCTTTTTCCTGCTCAACGACCTCTAGCCTGATATTCTCCAAAACATTATTCTGCAGCGTTGGCTTCTGCGCCATTTTATATACAGCTATCTGCTGCTTATTTAGTGAAACGATACTACTCATCTCTCCCACCAAAATCCTTTCTGCTCAGCCTCAGTCTCAGACTGTTTGTCGTCTTTCAATCTGAAACCACTTTTAGTGGTGCTATTCAGCTTCATTGGCACTGTTGAGTTTTTTAGTAGGTAATCTAAATACACTAGTAATTTAGGGCTCATTTTATTCATCCTCCCGATAATTCATCGTATCTATGATTAACGCAATCAATATAGACACAAGTACGAACGTTACTACTACTTGCGCCGCTACCGGTGCTACCCAGATAATCCAGATAACACCGACGATTCCCATGGCGGCTAAGAATACTTCTATTTTCGTTCTATCTTTAGTTGGTATGGTCATTCTTCAACTCCTTAACCTTATATTTATATTCTTTAATCAGCAGTTCTAATTCGCCGTCTGTCCACTTATATGGAATTTTCATGGATTCTAGTAAATCTACAGTATCCTCACCGTATTTCTTCAACATGAATCGTGTGTAGCCTACTTGATTGCCTTCATCGAATCGATTACAGCTTCTACATTGAGCATGACAGTTTCGCTCATCGTAGCGTAGTGCCATCCATCGTCTATTTATGAAGTGTCCGCAGTCTGCTTGTTCGTATGGTTTTAATTGTCCACAAGAACAGCAGGTGAATACTCCATTTCGTGAGTCTCTGAGCCTAATGTACTGAGAGAACACTCTATCTAGTTTTTTAATAAGTGAACGGCTAGCCATTAGTCAGCGCAATCTTCCGTTAAATTGATTTGCGTTAATCGTGTCATGTTCTTATATACCCCTCATCCAGCGCAATCTTCCGGACCGTGCTTTTTAGGTTTGAGGTGGACAATCTTAGTGCTTTTCTATAGACTTCAGCGTCTTTGCGTTTGTAGAACGTTAGAGTTAAGTCAATGTTGTGTTCGACTTCGACAATCCACCGTGTTCCGTTTAATGCATCGCGGTTACTGAGTTTCTGTGCAAGCTGTCGTAACATTCCCATACCCTCCTTTGGTTATTACGCTTACTGCTGTAAATACTTGATGTGCTTACCTGTTTTATACGCTACCCAGGCTTTCCATCCGCTGGACCGGTATATCTGATAGGCTACTTTAATGTTTTCCGCCGGGTCGTAACGACCATAGTTGGTGATACGCTTCGGTACGTGGACAGAGTTGATTTGAAACAGTCCAACGTCGTCTGTGCCGTTCGTATTGATGCCGCGTCTGTTTGTGCTGCAACCGCTTTCGGCTCGCATGACTGCCATTGCTATACGTGCGTCCCAATCATATTTATTTATTAGCCCGCGATACGCCTCACAGCTTGGCTTTGGCGGCGCAGATGGTATAGTTACCGTCTTTGTCGCTAAAGCGGCAGGAGGAGGCGTATTTTGCGGTTTCTGTGGTGGGTCAGCCTTTGGCTTTACAGTAGGTACGGCTGGTTTACCTACTGGTTTGATTTTGACAACTGCTTAGCGAGCTTGATTACTTCAGCATTGTGCTGGACCGTATGTTGTTTACCGTAGTGATAGCCGATGCCGGTACAGACAGCGGCGAATGTTACTATTGATACGATGATGAGTGTTACCTTCATCGCTTGATATTTAATCTTGTTGATGGTTACTGTTTTCATTGTTTTCTCCTTTTTGGTTTTAGATGTTTTATCGAATAGTTTCATACGTTATTCTCCTTTACGAATTTCGCTAGCCGTGGTGGCGGATTGAGTTTGTCTCGCAAAAATCCCACTTGATCCGCCAACACGACCAACGATTATGACTTGAATAATTCCTGGTTGTTAAGGTGATCGCCCTGTAGATTACTGCCGCGCCCTCATGTATATTTGCGCCGTACTTTCTGTAACGATAGCTTTTTCGCTTTCGGAGACCGACAATTCACTGATTGGCGACCTCAATTAAACGAAAAAGTGAGGAGCCCACATCGATTGCTCCTCACTTTTTCGTACAAATAAAAAACCGATGTGGGTAATCACATCGGTATGTCGGTATAAATTTTAGTTTACAAAAGAGGTGCTCTAACCAGCTGAGCTAAAGCGGCACGGTAATATCCAAAAAATTAGAAAGGTACTAGCTTACGCTCAAGATATAGTGTAGCGT